GAAAACTATATTCAGAATATTTTAGACAATAACTCAGAAGAACGTGGTAAGGCTCTTGTTTATGCGTCCCCATTCTTATCAACAGGCGGCGAGTTTTATTCATCATTTAAGCGATTAGAACACGTCGAGCCATGCAAATATGATCCTAAAAAGCCTATTCATATAACCTTTGACCAGAACTCCGTGCCTTATAACTCAGCTTCAATTTGGCAATTTGAACAGGAAGCCGATATCTGGTGGGCAAAATGTATAGATGAGATAGCCCTTGAAAATCCTCGCAACTCAACGGAAGAGGTTTGTGAAGAATTTATGATGCGTTACCCTAATCATAAGACCGGGTTATATTATTATGGTGATGCTTCAGGACATAACCGGTCAACAATGAGCAAAGAGTTTAAGCATCATTACGAAGTAGTTGAACATAAGTTAAGGCGATATCTTGTAGCAGGAAGTGATCGAACATTAATTAATAATTCACTTATATTAAAACGCAGAGACTTTGTTAACAAGATATTTGAAAATAAGTTACCTTTGAGAGTTAGAATTGATGAAAGTTGCAAATACATGATTAATGACTTTATGTATTGCAAACAGGCAGTAGACGGCACAAAGGACAAGCATATTGTCACCGATAAACTAACGGGCGACAAATATCAGAAATATGGTCACATGAGTGACAATGCAGAATATATGTTAATCGAAGCATTTAAAAATTATTATGGTTCCTGAAGTTAAGTTAATAAGAACGGGCGATTATGAAGAGAAATATGTCACAGGCTACTTTCTTTCGGTTGAGCAACTTGAAAAGCTTGTAACACACTTTGAAACCTCTGATCCTCTGGATGATAAAGTGATGAATAAAAGGTCACATATTTTAAAATGGTTAAAAACTATCAGATATGAATAAAGAAGAGGGATTTTTCAAACTTAAAGAGATAATCGAAAACGACATAAAGCATAAGGATTATAAGCGCGTTTGTGATCTTGCAAAAGACTATTATAAAATGGTCTCAGGGGATAACATATCTGATCTATTGCGCCGTATTGTAAAACGTGAAACGCCGGAAGAATTTGAGATGCGTAAACTGATTACTAACTCAATAATCCCCCCGACACTTGCATCAACAAAGCTGCCATTTCAAAAAGCATTACGGAAAAAGCCATTGACCAGGGTTGTCGATTGGGAAGCCGAAGGAACGGAGAATAAAAAGAATGATCTTGATTTAATTATTGCAAAATATTGGGGCGATACATCACTTGAAAAGTATTTGGAATATGCATTTATCGATTATAACTATATCGATCCGAACGCATTTTTAATTACGGAGTTTACTGAATTTGATCCCAAAAAAGAAAAAGCAAAACCATATCCATTTGTGGCTACCTCTGAACAGTGTATAATGTTTGAGATCAATAATAACATACTTGAATACCTTATTGTTGTATTACCGATTAAATACAAAGATGGTGATGGAGAAGCCGAAGGGAGCAAATATACTATTTACCTGGGACAGGACACAATACAGTTTACCCAGACCGGGGATAAAGGAGAAAATACAATTGAAATATCAAATAAGTTTTATTCGGTTGCGGAGTTTAGCCCAAAAGATAATAAAGTTCCTGCGCGTCGATTCGGTTATAAACGCGATCCACAAACACAAGGCCGGACATTTGTAAGCTGTTTTCATGATATTATTCCTTATCTGAATAAGACATTAAAGATTGATAGTGAGCTTGATCTATCTACCGCAATGACAGCTTTTCCACAAAGATTTGCGTATGTTGACCCTTGCCCTGATTGTAACAAGGGCAAAGACCTCAATGGAAATACCTGCCAGACATGTCGCGGTACCGGTAGAAGGCCATTGCATAATTCGACAATGGATGTCATTACACTTGATTTGCCGCGCGATCCTGCTGCAATGATAGATCTTGAAAAGATGCTTGTTTATAAAGCACCTCCCATTGAACTGCTTACCTTCCAAAAAGAATACATCAGGGATCTTCAGGCAATGACTTATTTAATGATGTTCAACAAAGAGTTATTGACCCGTAATGAACTTGTAAATACAGCCACAGAAGTAGCTATTACAAATGATAACATGAATGACACGCTTTATCCTTTCGCTCAGGCCTATTCTATTATGTGGGAGTATGTTGTGAGGGATATTGCGACATTCACAGACTTTAATTCTGGTGATAAGATAATCATTAAACATCTATTTCCGAATGACTTTAAATTCAAATCGCTTACTGAATTAATGGGTGAGCTTAAAGCCGCTAAAGATGCGAATGCCTCCACATCAACTATTGCAGCTATTGAGGATGACGTAAATGAAATACTCTATGCAGACCGGCCTAATGAGTTAAAGATAATCCGCATTAAGAATAACTTTAATCCATTCCGGGGATATAATGAAGAAAGCGTGAGATTATTAATTTCGCAAGGTCTGACAACAAAATACAATGAAGTATTGTGGTCAAACTTGGAAAGCATCTTTAATGATCTGGAGAAAGAAGGCAAAGTCTGGCTATATGATATGTCCGAAGATGCTATTGATAAGATGGTCAAGGCTAAAACAGAGGAGTATATAAAACTTATGCAGAGCGAAACTGTGAAACAACCGGAATTAAACTTGGGTGAAGAAACACAACAAACAACACAAGAATGAAATTTTCAATAGTCATGGCCTCAACATTGGCTCCGTATGCGGGGGCTGCTTCGCGAAGGGATGAAAAGATAATCCGGGCGGTTAATAGTGTAGTTGCCCAAGTTTATCAGGAATGGGAATTGTTAGTGATTGCAGACGGGTGTCAAGAGACAGTAGATATTGTTTCACAGATAAAGGATCCGCGAATTAAGATTACAAAGATTGAAAAGAAGCCTATCTGGGATGGTGCGCCACGAAACAAAGGCATTGAACTTGCTACAGGCGAATACATAATCTATATTGATAATGATGACTATTGGGGTGAAAATCACTTGCAGATAATAGCCGATAATATCAAGGATTATGACTGGGCATATTATGATGATTGGACCTTACAGAATGGAGAATGGTGCCTGAGACATTGCGATATTAAAACATTAGGGATGAATGGAACATCTAATATATGTCACAGGAAGTTACTAGGGATGACATGGGATCATAGAGGGTATGCCCATGATCATTATTTCAATAAAAAGCTTTTGACAAATTTAAACTATAATAGAATCCCAGCAGGTGAATATTTCGTCTGCCATATGCCACATGCCTATGATGTCTGATATAATAGGATTAACAGTAAATTATAACACTCCAGATCTACTTGACAGGATGTTAACAGGATTAAGGAAGTTCTATGATTTCCCGGTTATCGTTGTTGATGGATCTGATAATGAATACTATCATAAGGCCATTGATGTTGTTAATCACCATAATTATGTGGAGATGCATCACTTCAATCATAATATTCATCATGGCCCCGGTCTTGCTTATGGCATTGTGAATATTAAAAGTAAAAGGATATTGACAATCGATACCGATATAGAATTTATTAATGGAGGCATTGTTGAACGTATGGATGCAGAATTGAAAGATACCAGTTATGGAATTGGAGACGTTCAGGTAGTTAATATGAATGGATTTAACACGGCAGGAAAAATTAGGCCAGGGGATTTAAGCGCAATACCTTATCTACATCCAGCATTTATGTTGATCAATCGTGACATAGCATTACTTTGTGCAACTCCGACAAAACATGGTGCTCCGATGATTCACCCAATGATAGAAATGCACAAAATCAATGCGAATATTTTACAACATGCTGATTACGTGACTCATGATTTCAGAGAGAAAGACAAAGTTTATATTTCTCATGCGTGGCGGGGGACAGTTGACAAAACAGGGGGTTACCATTTATGAAATATGATCTTATTATAGTAGCCCAGTCAAAAGATCGTGATCTGATAATGATGACGCAAAATACTATTAATACATGTTTGTCTGATGGTGCCAATGTTAATGTTATATTGGTTGAGACTTACACACCTACAAAATATGACCATGTTGATGAGTATATTAACTATGATGATGAATTTAATTATAATCATGCCCTTAATTTAGGCATAGAAAAGGCCAAAGGAGATACATTTATTCTTGCTAATAACGATCTAATGTTTCAACGTGGATGGTCAACCATAGGCCATTCAATGAAATTAAATGGTTATCTAAGTGCATCTGCATTAAGTAATGATTCCAGGCAGTTAGGTTGTAAACGCGGCGATTATGCTTATGAAGGTTACGACATAGGTTTTCAACTAACAGGATGGTGTATATTTGTTACCCGTGAATGTATTGAAAGAATTGGCAAATTAGATGAACGTCACGTGTTTTGGTTTTCAGATAATATTTATGGCCAGCAGTTAAAAGATGCCGGTATTATTCATGCTCTTATATGTAATGTTCATGTATTACATTTGGGCAGCAGAACACTAAGAAAGTCACCCGCAAAAGATAGATATAAATTTACCCATGCCGAAAGAAAAAGAATATACCATTAATATCCACAAAATCTATAAACGTAAGTATGAAGATTTGGGGATGTTTTTCTTTGTCGAAGGATTAAGGAGCGTTGTTCCTGCTGTCAGTATTGAACAAGCCATATTCAGTTATTTTCAATATCTGGGGGTTGAAGATTTTAATTCTGATAGTGCAATAACTACTTATACACGCATGAAAAAGGAATTTTATGAATCCATAAAGTCATGAACTTACCTCGCAGAATAGATGAAATATTAAAGCGCAAAGAACAGTATTTGCTGAATAAAGAGAAATCTTTAAATAGCGTTATTGTTAAGATGCAGGTACAACTATTGAATAAGGTTACATCTGAGATCATACCTAAGTTAGATATTGAAAACGGAGTAATAAAAAGCACATTAAAGAACTATCGGCTTTTACAGTCTTTGGATAAGATGTACAAGGATTTCGGGGAGGTGCAAAGACTTGCTTTTGTGTCTGAGATTGGTAAGGCTACTAACGGCATAGCGTCACTAAATAAAAGCTTCTTTTCTATTTCAATGGGGTTGGAATTACCGGGGTTATTCGAATCGATTATAAAGGGGACTACTCATAAAATAGGCATGAGATTGGGACTTACGGGGGGACAAATTGTTTCTGGTGGATTTCTTGAAACACTCATTAAAAATGATTCTCTATTGCTTGAATTAAAACAATATTTAGCTCAGGCGGTAACCGGACAAGTATCGACAAAGAACTTTATAACCGGCATGAATAGCATCATTACCGGAGGCGGAGTTGATGCAGGGGGTATAGAAAAGCAATTTAAACGTTATGCCCATGATGTATATATGCAGTACGACAGTGCTTACTCAACTACTCTGGCTGATGAGGTTGGCATGCGCTATTTTATCTACCAGGGTGGTTTAATTGATGATTCGCGTGACTTTTGCGTAGCGCATAATAACAAAGTATGGAGTAAAGAGGAAGCTGCAGAGTGGTTAAATTGGACACCCTCAATTGGTGAATATCCTGCCGGTTATGTGGTGAAGTCAAAGAACCCCGATGAAGTGCCATCTTATTTGGATTATCCGGGTTATTCTCCTTTGATTGACAGAGGTGGCTATAACTGTCGCCATTATATCGGATGGATAATGGATGCACTTGCATATAAATTAAGGCCAGAATTAAAATTTTAATAATGATTTATCATATAGTCCCCATAAATGACTTAAAGGAATACGAAGATAGTTCAACATGCCACTGTCATCCAGAAGTTCATATTGAAGATAATGACATATTCATTGTGTATAATTCTTATGACGGTAGAGAGATAAAAGAGAAGTTTGTTGAAAATATTAAAAGTAGACTTGAAATAGAGTTAAAAAATTAATAATATTAAATCCTCTCCCGCTTTGAGACAAAAAACGTTAAGCAAATGGATAATACAAAGGTAAATTATCAAAATATAAGACTTGCGCCTACTCATTGGACATTAGATGTATGGGTATGTAATAACAAAGAGAATCTTTTAAGGGCTTTCAATAAAAGATATGGAGCATCAGTTGAATATTATAGAGATTGGTTAACAATGAATCAGGTATGTAATATAAGTTCAATAAAGAAATCAGAAGGTAAGGGGGAAAACTATATTATTCTTAATGTTACAAGTCTCAATACACAGGTGTTAGTTCATGAAATTATTCATGTGATATTTCAGATGAATAAAAAAACACACATTGATATATGTGATGATTCACAGGAGTGGGTTGCATATATGACAGATTATCTTTTTGAGTATATAAGAAATCCTAAAAACTATAAAGAATATGAATTGCCTTGAGCATTGTTTGGAACAATGGTTATATATGCCTGATTATAAGTTATGGTATAATTCAAACCATGTAATCATAATCGATCCAGAAATAGATTTGCTTAATAAAGGGTATTTACCCATTGAGGAGTTCGGATTGAGTCATTTGCTTGAATCATTCCCACTTGGACTTGGGTTTAGAGATTTATTAATGAAATACTTTGACCAATGAGGAAGTTAATGATATTTACAGCTCTAATGCTTTTATTCTCATGCAAAGAACCTGATGACAGAAGTGTTGTTACATTTTGGACGAATGATATAGCAAAATGGGATCTTTATATTGATGATGATTACTGTGGCCCTCTATTAATGCCTTATTATGTATCAACTACAGATCAAATACCAAACTGCGGGGATAATAACTGGAGTATGGTAAGACTTGAATACGGTGGTCATAATTACCATATGGAAATGACTATAAACAATCACAGATTTGTAACCAGGGATATAGAATTCATTGTTGATTCGGGTTGTGAAGTTGTGAGGTGTACGCAATAGATGATAAAAATCATATTTGTATATGACTCAAATCATTATTTAAAATAAAAATTTGTATATAACAAACATAAAGTTTAATTTTGACAAAACAATTTAACTATGCAAAAAGAAGCAATGATTAAGTGTTTGGTGAACGGCAAAATCATATCGCTCACA